CGTTCAATATACAAAAAATGCAACAGATGTTGTATTTGATATTAGTGAGACACTTGGGCCTTACGATAGGCGAGGTGTTACTATGAGTGTTCAATCTATGAATGGACCTACTCTTAAGGCAATCAAACGACAAAATAATAAAAAAAATGCTGAGTTTGTAAAAAAAGCAAGAGAAAGAAATTTGAATGTATATACAGAATTAATTTTAGGATTACCTGAAGAAACTTTAGATTCTTGGAAGACTGGAATATGTGAATTACTTAGTTATGGTCAAGATAGTATTGATATTTGGTTCTGTCATGTTTTTGGTAATACGGAATTAAATATCAATAGGGATAAGTATGGAATAAGTGTTGTTAATGCAGAGGATTATGTGTCTTTTACAAATAAAAATGATAACATAAAAGAAGTTGTAGAAATTATAAACAAAACTAATACGATGACCACAGAAGAAATGATCGAAGCTTATCTTTATTCTTGGATGGTAATACAGTTACATATTAATGGATATTCTGAGATTATATCTAATTATTTTAATAAAGAATTTAATATAAGTTATAGAAAATTTTATGATATTATATTTGAAGATATTAATAATGATAAAGGTCCAATTGGGAATCACTTTAGAGAATTAAAAACTAGAGTTACTGAATATTTGAAAACTGGAAAAATCATATCAGATAAAGACACTGGGCATACTTTAGAATTAAGTATGGGTACTGATTTTGGGTTTTTTTGGAATCGTAAGAATACTATAATAGATTATATTTGTCGTGCATGTGGTATGAATGTTCCAGATGATATTGTGAATTTACAAGTAAATTACATATATGATCCAAATATAAATTATCCACAAATAGTTGGAAACTATTTGGTAGATAATGGTAGACTAGAACATGAAAGAAATGATATTTGGATATTGAAAAGAAAAAATCTTTTAAAAAATAAGATTCAAGCACTATGAAAAATCTATATATGTTCCAACCGCAATATGCGGTAGAAGTTAGAAATGAAGAAACCTATTGGTTACCTTATAGTGTAGGTTGTCTGTGGGCATACTGTACTCAGTATAAAGATGTTGCAAGTGGATATCATCTTAAGGATTTAATTTTTAAAAGAGAAAATCCTGAAGAACTTGTTAATAGATTAGAGAATCCTGTAGTTTGTGCCTTTAGTACATATATTTGGAATGAGCAATATAATTTGCACGTTGCTAAATTAATAAAAGAAAAGTATCCAGAATGTATTATAGAATTTGGAGGACCACAAGCAACAGATAAACTTGCAAAGTATGAATTTATTGATTGTATTATTGTGTCTGAGGGTGAGGAAGCATTTTTAGATTTGCTTACGAGGGTGATGTATCAAGAACCTTTTGAAAGAATCTATCGCAAGCAAAGAATTGAAACTTTAGATTTTCCCAGTCCATACCAAATGGGAATCTTTGATAAAATTATAGAAGACAATCCAAATGTTCTCTGGTCAATGACTATAGAAACAAATCGCGGTTGCCCTCATAGATGTACTTATTGTGACTGGGGTGGAATGACATATCAAAAAGTAAAACATTTTGATATAACACGAGTCAAAGAAGATATTGATTGGGCAGCAAAGCATAATGTTGGTTTTATTTTTAATGCTGATGCAAACTTCGGTATGTTTAAAGAACGCGATGTTGAGATTGCAAAATTGTTTAGAAAAGCAGCAGATGAAGGTAAACTGGAAGCGATCAATGTCCAATACTCAAAAAATTCAACTGAAGTTATTTTTGAGATTGCACAAATCCTTGGTGACATTAGTAGGGGTGTAACATTAAGTGTTCAAACTATGAACGAACCAACACTTAAATCAATCAAGCGCAAAAATATGAGCATCAATAAGATCTCAGAGCAGATTGAGAAGAGCAAAAAATATGGAGTGAAAACATATACTGAACTTATCCTTGGTCTTCCAGATGAAACCTTAGACAGCTGGAAAGAAGGATTCTCAAAAATTCTTGAATGTGGACAACACGAATCAATTGATATTTGCTTTTGTCAAATGTTTGGTGATACTGAATTGAACAGTGCAACTTCTAGGGAAGTTTTTGGTATTAAAACTATTAAAGCAGAAGATTATATGTCATTCAGTAATAATGAATATGACATTAAAGAAGTTATAGAATTAATATCAGAAACAAATACGATGAGTAATGATGAACTTATTGAGGCATATATGTATGGTTGGTTGATAGTTCAATTCCATATCGCAGGATATACTCAGTTAATTGCAAAACACTTCTTCAATAATTTAAACATAACTTATAGAAAGTTTTATGATGCTTTATTTGACTATGTTAGGAATGATGTTGGTATTATTGGTGATCATTATAGAGAAATTGAGAGAGCAGTAAGTCATTACATGAAGACTGGAAAGATACTTGATACTGGTAAGCATGGGCACACACTACATGCAGGTAGTTTTGCATTTATGTTTAATAATAAAGATGTAATATTTAAAATGGCAAAGACGTTAGCAAATCATTTATTGATCTTAAATCTGATGTGTTGAAACTACAAAGAGCATTCATTTTTGATGAGAACGCTGAATATCCGTTCTATCTTGAATGCTCTGATAGTAAGTATAAAGTCGATACCGAGTTCAAAGAATTTGATAAGAATGATCCTCACACAGTTTTTATTTTGAGACGTAAGGGATTATTAAAAAATCAATTAACCTTATGTTAATGTTGGAGATTCTGGATCTATCGGTGTTTTGCCCGATTGTCCATCTATTGCTGGTGCTCCAGAACTTTGATCCATTGGCATACCAGTTGCTGGATCTATAGGTGCATTTGGATCAGGAATAACTCCAGATGCAATCTCCTTTTTAATTAATTTATCTTGATCGATAATTTCTTCATCAGTTTGACGAAGAATCTTACGCCTTACATAATCTTGAGAGAAATACTTACCAATATATGGTTCTGCTGTTGCTGCAATATTCAATCTCTCTGTCATCAACTCCGCTTCTTTAAGTTCGGAGCAATGATTATCATATAAGAAATCATACTGAATATGCTCTTCCATTATATCCCAATCTTGAGGAGATACAATATTTTTTAGAATTAATTGTGTCTTTAATATATCGGTAAATAAATTTGAGAATCTCTTCCTTAACCTACCAACAAATTTTGTAAACTTCAATTCATCTCTAAGAATCTCTGAAGATCTACCAAGGTTAAATCCTTCCTGACCACCAATTCTTGAAGATGGAACATTTAGTGAACGATATAATTTTTCTTGGAAATATTTAATATCAGAAAGTTCGCCAAGATTTTGTCCACCTGGAAGAGTAGAAATTTCAGTTCCTCTACCACCTTCACGACGAGGTAACCAAAAATCTTCAAGCATCGCCATGGATTTTTTATCGTCACGAATTTCTCCAGTATTTGCATCATATACAAGTTTATTGCGATAACGACTCATTACGTCTCGCAAATATTGCTCTGCTTTCATTTTTGGAAGATTTCCAACATCAATATAGAACATTCTACGTTCAGGTGCTCTTGATAACCTGTATATAACAAGAGAATCTTCAATCATGCGAAGTTGATTGATAGATTTAATTGCTTTGTGTAAATAAGATAATGTTATATTCTTATTTCTATCAACTAATCCAGAAGTACAGTATGTAATACTATCTTTTGCAAATTTTATTCCTTGAGTAACTTGACCCGATCCTTTTGCCATAGAACCAACAGGATTTTGTGTGTTTTGATTGTACACAAAATACTCAGTTATTTCTGGAAACCCAGAATCCATGGGATCTTTTTCTAAATCTTTTGACAGAACAATTGAATTGTCGTTTCCTTTTTTTGCTGCCTGCCTAACAAAACGCATTTTTAAGGCATCAATATATCTTAACTCTTGAATACCTTCTTGTGGATTTTTTAAATCAATTACTTTATGATAATATAATCTTCCATCAACGTACCAATTTCTATAAATTTCATGACATTTCTTATCAAAATCCAATAACTCTAGAATTGCTTTAAATTCTTCTCTTATTTTTTTCTTCAATCCATCACTTGCATTTAGATTATCCAAGTCAATTTGAACTGGACTATCATTGGTATCACTAACAATGGCTTCGTTCACAATATCTTCAATGGCACCATCAACCTCTGGATGAAGGGCCATCTCTCTATATCTTCTAATTAAGTCATATTCGGTCCTATAGATACCTTCGATATCTACATACGATCCAAAAAATCCACTAGTTAGATAATGGTCAACCCCGTCCTCATTTGATTGAGGAACGGGGGAAACCACACCTTTAGATTTTTTATCTTCATCATCTATTGAAAAACCAAATAGTTTTGCCATTATAATCTAAAGTATTTTGATGTACTATTTATTATACAATAGCAGTGCCAGTTTGGTCAGTACCTTCAGCTTGCCACCATTGGACTTGGAAGTCTACAGTGAACTCTTCAATTGTATCTGAAGTATCATAAGAGAGGTCAATTTGTCCAACATTGGTTGGGAAAATATCATAGAACTTATATGTTCTTAGAGGTAAAGATGCTGTAGCATCAGTATTTGCAGTTGAGAATCTCTTCTCGCCTCTTCCTAATTGATGAACATATGCATTTCTCATGTATGATGTTGGAGAAGTTGCACCTGTAGCATTATCTAACTTACTTACCTGATTCATCCACTGCTCAAAAGCAGTTCTGATCTTAAAGTCTTCATCATTAATGACAGTTACAGTCCAAACATCAAATGTTCTGTCTCCAGCAACTTTTAAAATTCTTCCTCTAAATGGAACATCAATTGATGCAACATTAGAAGCAGGAAGTGCTGCTGCTTTGCATAAGAAGTTAAATGTCTCATCATCCCAACCAGATACACTATCTGGGAAAGTTGGAATACTTACCTCAAATAGATTTGGTCTTGCTGCACCACCCTGTAACTTTGATTTGAAGTCAGTGATGGTTCTAATCGCTCTAGTCATTGTTTTTGGTCCTCCGTGTTAGTTGTTGAATAATGACTTAAACTCTACAAGCAACTTCTTCAAAACTGATACCAGTTCTGGTTGCAACAAATGTTAGAGTAACATAGTTAATAGACTTAGCAGGCTTCAGGAAGATATCTGCTCTAAACTCATTATTATCAATAACATCTGGAGTATTATTGGTTTCGTCACAAATGATTAGGAAGTCATAGATACCTCTCTTTGCTCTGACATCACGTAAGTATGGTTCAACAATATTTACAAAGTTTGATCTTGTAATTTGATCGTTGAATTCAAATAGTTGTGCTTCAGCAGCTCTTTCAAGTGATTGTTCTACTGTTAAGAACAATCTACGAACGTTGATTCTATCAAATGCTGATGCGTATCCAAGAGCGGTCTTATCACCAAACAGTAGTACACCTAGTCCTGGTTGAGATACAATTGGATTAATTCTGGCAGAATAGAGACGATCTCTTTGATTCTTTCCAGGATTAAATGCTAGTTTGATTGCATTTTTGATGATACCTCTTTGCTGTCCAGCAGGTGAGAACCATAGGTAAGCAACTAAGTTTGTTCTTGCCATCAATCCAGCAACATCTGGATTACATGGAATGTAGCGGAATACATTATTGAATCTATCATAAGTGTACTTATATCCACTATCAAAAACTGCATATGAAGAAGATTGTAGAGGACCAAAGAACTCAATAATATTATTCATTTGAGTTGTTGTATTTGTTATATCAACAACAGACGATCTGTGTGGTGATATAAGTGCCATACAATCTTTTCTTGATTCTGCAATTGCAATTATTTTATTTGCTTTTGCCTGACTTTCACCAATTGAATCAAGTCCTGGTCCCATCAATAGGAAATCGACAACAGTATCTTCTTTATTAGAGAATCTTTCATATGCTGCAATCAAGTCACCTAAAGTTGACCTTAATCCATTATCAATAGTATAATCATTTCCACCTGCTAATGTATAAGTTACTGCACCAATTACGCTAAATGCATTATCTTTTGCTTCTCTATCCCAAGCAAGATCTTCCAGAGGTGGAGTTGAGAATGTTGTTGGATAATCACTAACTCCAGGAATAATTGAAAATGGATATGAGACATTAAAATTTCTAACAAATACTGTGGATGTTGGTTGGGTATTATGATAGTTATCAAATCCACCAGATTGATTTGCTCCAGCGTAAATATAGTCTGAGAAGTTTGCAAGGTAGTTCTTGTACCAAATTTTTTCTGGTGAATTTACTTGCGAAATTGCATCAGTTGCTTTAGATAAGAATAAGTGCTTCTCTAAAATATTTCCTCTAATACCAGTTAATGCTCCAGAATCATCAACAACAACAATGTGCATTTCATCAGACTCGCCATTACGTTGGTCTGCATAATTTGACGTTCCAGGTTTTGGTGCAATGGAGCTCCAAAGAATATTTGAATTGTCTAATCCCAAAGTTTGTGAGTTATACCAATCATCAACTCTTTCAATTTGTGCTCTTGAAATCAGAGAGTCTACTTGAAGTGTAATCTCATCATCTCTTAATGTATCTGCTGTAAGTACTAGGTTATCATTTGGAGCAATACCTCCAATAGCACTACCCAAAATAGTGATTTCTTCACCAACACCAAAGTTTTGACCTGGATCTACTAGTGTAACAGTACTGATTCCACCAACATTATTTCTATAAATGTTAAATGTTACTCCTGTTCCACCATCTGTACCAACACCAGAAATATTGAAGAAGGCAGTATTTACTGAAGTACCTACAGTTGGTGCTGAACTAATTCCTGTTGATGCAACTGCACCAAAAGATAAATCATATCCACCAACCAAAGAACCAGCAATAGTAACTGTCTCTGAAGTAGTAAATCCAATACCAGGATTTGCAACAGTGATAGATTCTACAGAACCATCTGTTGTATTTCTAGTAACATTAAAAGTTGCATCTTGTCCATTATTTGCAGCAACTCCAGCAACT